GCAAAAAGTGTATTGATCTTCTCAAGTTGCCTGTGTCGCCTCTTGGTGCTAATAGATACATCGCTGCCTCAGTGCTTCTACCTGCATTTCTTTTCAATGTCCTATTGCGGGCAACATTGATATACATCCCATTATTAAGCCTGTCTAATTGCTTTATAATGTTGTTCATTTGTCTATCTATATCATCTGCCATTACTCAAACCTTTTTACCTTTAGTTTCAAAAATCTTTGCCTTTGTATCGGTTCAATGTTAATTACATCGTATTCTTCACTCTCATAAATAACTTTGCTTTCAAGTGTTACAGTTATCCCATATCGAATAATGAAGTACAAATAGTTAAATTGGCTTTCTTTGCTTATCTCGTTCTTTTCATCTTTGCTTTCATATGAATATGCAGCGTTTACCGTTACATCTGTATTTGTACTGCTCGTAACCTCACCCCAATCGTTTTTTGTTGGTGAACTTGTGTTACGGATTGTTATTAGCCTATCCATTGCACCTATGTCAAAAAAGAACCTCATGAAATATTGTGTGCTATTTCTCCGGCTAAATAAATGTCAATCCAATTATCCCAATTACTTACACCTCCTGTGGTCTTTAGCTGCTTATTTTCCCTTTGCTCAAACATTTCCGCTACTATCGCCCTTGCCATGCTTTTTATCGTTTCAGACGTGTTTACATTGGCCGTGCAAACGATTTTATAAAGTGTGTTTTTCTTTATTTCACTTGATAACAATTCACTGTATAATTGAAAATCGTTTCGTATGATGTCGGTAAATGTCTGCTCTAAATACTCGTCACCATCTTTGTAGTAATAAGTAGTTATCGCATTGACGTTCTTTGGCAGTCTTATTTCACAACTATTTTTTGTTTCAAAGAATACCGTTACATTAGGATAGCGAAGCGGATAACCTACCTTTTTTTCTAAGTAGTCGCCTGCGGTCTTAACAAAGGCTGTTAACATAGTGTCGTATGTCGTGCCTGTGCCTGTCAATTGACAATAAGCCTTTAGATCATCATTGACCGTCAACAACTCTGTAACTGTTCCGCTTCCTGTCCACTTCATTACTTAACTATCTTTACGGCTCCTTCGCTTTGTAAATATTCAGCTACATGAATAGGGAATGGGTGAACCTCTCCTTTATTACAAGCGTAGCTATAATTCAAAAGGTTGTTAATTAAAACCTCCGCTTTTACTATCCTCAATGGATTGGTATTTATTTCCTTAGTGATAATTGGCGTTTCTGTTGGGGCCACGTTATCAACTTCTTTTGCTTTTGCCATTTCCGGTTGTTTTATTTTTGCTTTCCTGCCCTTTGCCATTTTGTGAAGTTTTTAAAAGTAGGGGCTTTTACACCCCTACCTAACCAATTTCTAATCAAACAAAACCTGTATTACTATGCAGTTGTGGTTGCATCTTTGATAATCACATAGTTTTCTGGTCTCTTGTGGATCATATCCCAGAAACTAAATGATCTTACATAAATCAGTGAATTGTTAGCCCCTGTGTATGGGTCAAATTCTATCGCTACATTTCCCCATTGGAATACTTCTGTTTCTTCAAAGTTACCTAAGATGATAGCTGAACAAACGCCTGTTGAAGTTCCTTTGTCAAGGTTGTAAGGCACTGTTTGGCTTTCGATAACAGGGAAGCCCAAAAGCCTGTCATCACCTGGCATATAAATATAACCGGATGCAGTGTTGGCCGTGTCTTTGAGGGTTGTCATCAAAGTGCCTGTAACTTGTGCGTTGGTTAACCAAATTCGTGAACCTCCAATGTTATCCTTTGCTAACTCAGTTCTCATTTGGACAAGTTTAGCATAAGTCAAAGCACCTCCGTTTGTACCCATCGCAACAGTTGTGGTTTGATCTGAACCACCGCCTGTTGTCAATCCCAAAATACCATACATTTGACCAGATGAACCGGAACCTTGTACAAACTGTTGGTCAAGTTTGTAGGCAATGGCTCTCATGATTTGGTTTTGGAATACGTTTCTGATCTGTGGTGCAGATGTCAAATCCAACATTCTTGAAAATGAACCTTTGGTAATCATTTCTTTTGGTGTTGCGGTCTTCAATCCAAAAGTCAGTTTTTCAGAATCTCCGATGCTTGCAACCTCCGTAACCATTGAGGCAGTGGCCTTGCTGGTACTTACTGCCATTGACTGTTGTTGTGTCAATCCGGTGTTTCTAACCACTGGCAATTTGTCCAAAATGGTCATATTCCACAAAGCATCAACAAACTTGTCGGCTCTGTATTCGGTTCCTACCAAATTACCTCCGTCTGCTGCTGTACCCAATACTGAGTAAGCATCTGCCCTTTGTTCAGGTGACAAAATAAGTTTGTGCTGATCCCATCCAAAGTTTCCACTTCGTGCGTTCTCTTGCATTTGTTCACGCTCCAATCCTGCATTATCCCAGCGTCCTGTTACGGCTGCTGCAAATGCTCTTTCGAAGCTGAAATTTTCTTTTACTTTTTGCTCCTCTGTTTTCTTAGGCTCTTTTGCCCTTGCTGCTTTTGCCCTAATCTCGACAAGTTCCAACTCTTTTAAATTGTCGATCTGGTCGCTCAATCTCTTTAGTTCTTTCTCGTCTTTTTTGATCTGGTCAACTATGCTGTCAAATCGCTTTTGCTCATCGTCTGTTGGTGCGTCTTTCTTTATGATTGCGTCCGCCTCCTCTTTTCTTTGAACTTGCGAATTAAGCAAAGCCTCATACCTTTCCTGCAATTGCTCTAATTTCTGATCCATGATAATGTATTAATTAATTAATAATTTTGCCTGTAATTGTCTTCTTAAATCCCATTTGTAATCCTTCCTAAATCCTGCGCTTTTGTGTGCTTCAATAGCTTTAGCCATGTAATTACTCATTGGCTCTAATGCTTTCTTAATTGCATCCGGGTTTGATGGAATGTGTACAATTGACCATTCCTTTAATATTTGCCCATCGAAGTAATATGCTGTTGGATCTTCGCCTGACTTCTCATTACCCCAATGGCCACCATAAGGCATAAAACCTACGCTTGTGGCTCTCATTGTTCCATAGTCAACCTTACCCATTATTTTATCGGCTAACTCGTTCAACTCTTTTGGTTCAAACTTTCCGGCTCCAATCAATTTGCCTTTTTCTTCTCTTGCTGTGGCAGGGCCTAAAGCATTGTCAGGGTTTGAATCTGTGAATATTCCTGCACCTGTTTGGTGTTGGTAGTAAAATGCACCCGCTTTGTTAAAGTCGTCAATATCCCATTTATCAACTGGCACAATAGTACCATGTGAATCCTTCCTATCTGTGCTTATAATGAACTCCCTTGTACGCTCGTCTCCTTCTATTTTGCGTACCATAAACTCGTCTATATTGAAGCTTCTAATTAGTTCCATTGTCTTTTTTGTTGGGTAAGTAATCAAGGAAATTTTGGGCTGCAACGTAGTTCATAGGGAAGCGGAATATCTTACCTAATCCATCCGGTATAGGGCTAAGCCCAACTACGTGACGTGCTTCATCAGGGCACATAAACCCTGCATCTATGGCCTTTTGTAAACCCTCCATTTTTGTTTTGTAATCCGTTCTTACAAGCCCGTTGTAATCGTACTTTACATAGTGTGTTTTCTCAGATGACCTAAATATTTTTCGCTTTAGTTCACCCTCCATTTTTATACACAAAGGGGCTTGTGTGGTGGTGAGAAACATATTAAATTCGTTATCCCCTTTATTGTCGGCACTTTCACCTCTGAATATCAAAGTAAGTGGAACCCCAAACGCCCTTGCGATGTCTTCAATAGATAGCTTTTTAGCTTCAATCAAATTACTGTCAGTCATAGGTAGGCTATATTTCAACTCTTGAAACTTAACCCCTTTTGGTAAGGCTCCTAATTGACCACTCTTTGCGCTGTATTTCTTTTCTATTGATGATCTAAGCAACTCTAATGCTTCGGGTGACATTGGGCCTTCACTAATCAATAAGCCCATCATGTGAGTGCCGTTATTGTACATTTCACGGCCATAATTAGTCATTGAAACATAATCTTCTAAAGCGGTCTTATTTAATGCTGTACGGCTGTATTTCTTTTTATTGTCTAAGCTGAACCCGGATATGGTAATCATATCACGTTGTTTAATTAACTCCGGTTTGCCAGTTTCAGGGTTATGGTATTCATAAATAACTTCACTGCCTGCCCATTTTTCAACTACCTGATTGGATATAAGGTTAATGTATTCCTTTGGTCTACCTGTGCGTCCGTTCCTTACTATTTTAGAATAAGCCCTACCAAATAGTAAATAATTTGTTACAAATGCTTCCTCCCATTCTATTGCGCTGGTGTATGGGTTAGCCTCAACATTTAGTAAATAGTTTTGATCGTGTTCACTATCAACTACTTTTCCCTCCAAATCATATCTTACAATTTGGGGCCTAATTAAAGTCTTAGTTCTTACGATTATATCAATGCAAGCGAATACTGCATTTATTTGGGCTGCTGTTTCCTCAGTGACAACGGCTAACTTTCCCATTCCGGGTATATTAATGTACTGCATCCAGTCTTGATGACTGTCTATTTGTACAGTTGCCGCTCTTTGCTCCATTCGGGATGGAAACAAACGATTGATAATATTCGGAAATATTGCCATGCTGCAATAATAACCGCTATTACATATGGTTAATATTTCTATGTGTTAACCACTTTGCTAACCTTTTAGAAACAAAAAAGCCCCGGAATATCCGAGGCCCCAAAAAATGAAAAAAATCTACACTTATCTTTTAGTTGGAAACTTTGCTTTGTTCCATCTATGCTTTATTATCTTAAAGGTTCCGTAACGCTTGTATCTTGGCTTTCCGTATTGATCGTAATGCGTTTGCTCAGTTGCTACCCATGCCATATATGCAGGGTTACTTACCCTTATATCTGCACTTATTAATTGCAAATTTAGGTAGTAAAGTTCAAAGTAGGTGAATTTATCCAAATCTAATGTTTGTTATTTAACTTTTTTGTTTGCCATGTTATTTAATTTACGCTTGTCCTGTTGCTTTTAAAAATGCCATCATTTCATCTTCGCTTGTTTCCTTTTCTTCGTTTTTAGTTGCATCCAAATAACTTACTATCGCATTTACAACACTTACAGGGCCGTCCACTTTTTTCTCAACTTTTCCGCTTGCCTTAACTATTCGCCTGTTGTTGTTGTCGTCTCTTTTCATTTCTACGTTGCCCATCTGCCACCTTGTTACGGGGCTTCCATCGTGTTCTATCTCATTATTTAACATTTGTGTTTCCCAATGATCTATCGCTGGAGACATTGATAAAGCCCCTTGTCTGACTTGTCCAGTCTCAAACCCTGAATTAGATAAATCGACAACTATCTCAACCGCCTTGTAAGGGTCATAACCAATCATTTTGATGTTAGCGAACTGTGCGATGTAGGTAATGTAGTCTAATATCTGCTGTTTGTCAATTACATTTCCGTCTGTTTTCTTTACCCATCCATCTTTTAAAAAATCCTGGTACACAACACCGTCAACCCTTACCTTTTCAAATTTTGTCTCAGGGC